TAGATCGGATTGCCCCGCTGAAAAACCTGAGCGACCGGAGCATCACGATGTACTGCTCCACGCTGGACAGGTTCGCAGATTACCTGGGCCACGAGCCTACCGTGGACGACCTCGACGACTTGGTGGCATCCAAGTTCCTCCGGTGGCGGGCCGCCACGGTCCACGACAAAAAGCGGGGTCTGATCTCGCCGGCCAGCCTGGCCAAAGACTCGGCCCACCTGCGGAGTTTGTGGACGTGGCTGGCGAAAAAGCGGTGGAAGAAGACGAACGGCGAACTGCTGGAGTTTCCAGATTACGCCAGACCCCGTGTGCCCAAGCCGGTCCCGAAAGCCTACAAGGCCGAGGAGCTCAGCCGGCTGATTCAGGCCGCCCGGCACCGCAAAGGGCTTGTGGCGGGCAAACCGGCCGCCTGGTACTGGATCACGAAACTGCTGGCCATGTTCCAGACCGGGGAGCGGATCGGCGCGGTGCTCGAGCTCCGGTGGGCCCAGGTCGATCTGGAGCAGCACACCCTGACGTTCTTGGCGGCCAGCCGCAAGGGCCACAGAGAGACGATTACGCGGCCGATCACCGCAGCCCTGTCTCAGATGCTGGCGATGCACCAAGGGGCTCCCAGCGAGCGTGTGTGGCCCTGGCGGGACGACCGGGAGATGCTGTCCTGCTACGGCTCACTCAAGGTTCTGTGCCGCACGGCGGGCGTGCCGTACAAGCCGTTTCACGCCATCCGCAAAAGCACGGCCTCGTACCTGAAGCGGGCCGGCGTCTCGGCCAAGAAGCAGCTGGGGCACAGCAGCGAGGAGATGGCCGAAAATCACTATTACGACGAGGAGATCACGGGCCGGGAGTCCAACCTCGACCACCTGCCTGACATCACGCAGCCGCCCCCAGGCGGGCCCGGGAAGCCACGGTAGCCCGGCGAGTGAGCGCATGCTGCCGACCTAGAAAACACGGCAACCGCTGGATGATCACGAAACCGATTTCGGGATCATCTGTGGCCGGCACAGGGCGAGCGACGCGGGGAATCCCACATGTGAACGTTTGTGATCCATCCGGCAGGGGATACAATGACAAAACGGCAACGGGGTGCAACCCGCTGCCGTTTCTAACCGCGCCCGTTGTAGGAGAACGAACATGGCTGAACATCAAGATAGCAGCGAGGCCGAAAAACTTTTGGTTGAGCGCAGGAGGCTGGCGGGCCGCAAGAAGTACAGCAGAGCCTTTGAAAAAGATCCTGAATACAACAAGAAGAAATACCAGAGGCAAAAAGAAAAACGAAGGCTAGGTCTTTTGCCGCCATTGAAACGTCGAAAGCAACGCAAGCATTGCAGGCGATCAACAGAGCTTTCTAGGCAGCGTGACAAAAGAAAGTACGCGAAAAACAAGCACAACATTATAAGCAGGGTAGTCAGGCGACAAAGAGAAAGGTATGCGACAGACAAGGAGTATGCCGCGTGCCAAGGCTTGCGGTCACGCATGCGATACGCGATAAGGTCGCAATCAACTAAGAAAACAGCGCGTACGATTGAACTACTCGGCTGCACGGCAAAAGAACTTGCGTGTCACATAGAGTCGCAGTTTGCAGAAGGAATGTCCTGGAGCAACCGGAGAGAGTGGCACATTGACCACATCATCCCCGTTTCGGCGTTTGATCTTACAGCCGAAGAAGGGCAGCGGGCCGCCTTCCACTACACAAACCTTCGCCCTTTATGGGCACGCGACAATAGAGTGAAAAGCTCAAAGCCACTAGTAATGCAGCGAAGATTTTGCTTTGGCTATGTGACCCTGGCAGACGAGCGTCGAGCCGAGGCGCGGAAGGGAGGCCAGGCCACGGAAAGGAGACGTGCCTAGCCTGCAACCTTCCGGCCCGGCTCAGTAGACCGTGGTACGTCTCTCTTCCGCCCTGGCCCGCTGCACCGCCGCCTCGCCCTTCACGCGGCTGAGCTCCTTGAGCAACCGCATGACGTGCGCCGCAAGAACGCCGCTTGTGCCCTGGTCCCAGCAGCCGCTGAACTTGCGGGCGTCCCACTCGCACTGCTGCAGGTAGGCGTCGGTGAGGGGCTCAGCCATTCTTGCCCTCGTCGAAAAGCACGATAGCCAGCAGGCTATACGCAGCGAGATCCAGCAGCGTGTCACGCACGCCCTCGTGGACGAGCCGGCCGGTGCGGCAGTACGTCTTCAGCCGCTGCACCTTGTCGGCCACGCGCACCATGCAGCCACGCCACGGCTCGATGCCGACGAACTCGGCCCCTTGGCGGATGTTGGCCAGCGGGTCGCTCTCGCTGCCGTAGTCTTGGCTCTTGCTCAGGTGAAGCGTGCGGAGCTCCTCGAGCAGGTCGAGAAACGGCAGCGAGCCAGGCCGCTGCTCGTGCTGGATGCCGTCGCCCTTGAGACGATGCTGCTCAAGCAGGTGCTCGATGTAGGGCTCGTCGCCAATGCCGTCCCATTCGACGTGTTGCGTTTCCTCGGTACTTGCACCAATGTGCCGAGGTTCTGTCGCCGGCTGCGACACGTCGTACCACTGCTCATGCGGCCTGCCTGCGGCCTGGGCGTCACGCCGCTGCTGCACGGCCTGGCGGAGTTGTTCGTTGGCGGCTTCAAACGTCGTCGTCATTGTCGTCCCTTGGTGAGTCATGAAACGAGGCACGTAGTTCGGTGTGGTCTGTGTTCCACCGGAGTAGCATCCACCATCCGCCAAGCGGTCTGGCACTCATGCCTTTCTCAACGGCCCAGCCGTCGGTGAGGCACTCCTGCTTGTAGGCCGCTGACCGCACGAGGTGCATCGGCCGCACCTTGGCAATGCCGGTGGGCGATAGCCGCTGGCGTGTCGCCTCAATCAGCGTTCGCTGGTGAACGTGGCCGGCGTGGATGCAGTCGGCGTCCACGTCTACGAGGTAGCGGCTGTAGTCGATCACGCCACGGGTCACGGGGCCGCCGCCGCCGTAGCCGTGGTGGTACCAAAGTCGGTACAGGGCCGAGTTGGTCTTGCCGGTCTTCGCACGGAACAGCACCCAGCCGGCGTAGCCAGCGTGACGCACCTTGCTCCCGCGCATCCGCAGCTGCTCCACGAGCCTGGTCGTCAGGCACGTCTCCATCCGCTTACGCACCGCCGTCTCGTGGTTGCCCGGCGTTATCAGGGCCATCTGCTCACGGTAGGGCTCCAGCCACTCCGCACACTGCGTGACGATATCGTCGTAGTAGTTGCCACGCTGGAACTCAGGCCGCACGTCCCATTTGCCGTTGGATCTCGGGTCGTACTTGCCGCCCATGGCGTCGAAGTGATCGCCGATGGACAGCACGGCGGCGTTGATCTCTTTCGCCTTGCGGAGATCCGCAGAGAGCTTGTCCCGGTCGCACTTCACGCTGTCCCAGTGCCAGTCGCTGGACAGCAGCACCCACAGCCGGCTGGCGAAGTCGATGCGTGTGACGCCGCCGTCAAGCGTGGTGACTAGCCATGGGTCGCTGGCGTTCTTGCGGCGAAACGTGCCGGCCGATCTAGCCATCCTGCACCTCCCGGTAGCCCAAAGCCCACAGCACCTTGGCGATGTCCTTGCCCTGCTGCTCGACGTGCTCCTCGCTCTGCGTCGGATTCAAGGCGTGCAGCAGTTCATGCACCAGCACCTCGAGCTTCTTTCGGCCACGCATGCGGGCGTCGAGGATGATGCGTGGGTGCTTCGCCTTCTGGGAGAACGTGTACCCGTAGGCCGCACCCTGGAGCTTGGTGAAACGCAAGAGCCACCGCTCGTCGCCGTTCAAAGTGAAGACGTGATCGTCGGCCACGGCGTGCCCTTTCGACTCTCACCGTAGCGGGCGAGTCAACCTTCCACCGGGCCCCAGCGTGGCGGATCGTCAGGGCATCGCTGGTCGGCCCACGACAACTTGCTCAGCCACTTCCGCTCTCGGGCCACCGGGCATCCACACAGACCGCACGCCTTGCCGTCGAAGTGCGGGCACGCCGTGCAGATGTCGTGGCGTCTCTGTACCTCGGCCTCGCTGGCCATCGGGGCTCCAGCAGCTACGTGCTTGGCGGCTGCGGCTGCAAAGTTGGCTGCCTTCTGGAGTAGCGTCGGCTGCGACTGCTGCGACGGCTGCTGCTGCTTTCTGTGCCGCATGTAGGCGGCCCGGTCAAACGGCGGGATCGTGTGCAGCGTGATGCCGTATGGGCACTCTTCGGGTGCTCCGACGGCGGCACGCCACTCGGCCACCGCACGGCATGTGCCGCAGGCACCACGAGCGACACAGTGGATGGATTGAAGAAAGTCGTTACTCAAAGAACCACGCCACAGTCATGCTGATAACGCCGTACGGGCCGCATATCTCACCATTCTTCACAACAAGGTTCAGTTTGAGGTACACGGTCCCGTCGCCGTTATCGACCACAAATGGCACCAGAGTCTCGCTCTGAGGAAGTGGCCTTGTCGGCAAGGGCTCTGACGGGTTGTTGACGACGCATGGGTCGGGCAGCGTTAGGGTCCTGTCCTCGCCTTCTATAGTGCCGTGGTCGTCAAACAGTGCGCCCTGAAAGACGGTTGCTCGAGGCTCGCAGCCGGGTGCTGCCGGGAAGTCGGGGCTTCGCACGTAACACACCAACTCTTCGCCGCAGCATGACGATTCCGTACACGGGTTGTCTGGGTCAGGGCAGACCTGCCCGAAGTCGGGTTGGTTCTGAGCGTCGCATCCGCTGTAGCAGTTGCAGTCGCAAAAGTCTGGCGCAGGGGGGATGGTGTCGTCGTAGGAATACGTCCCGTACTCAACACCTGGCGGCTCGCACGGCGGCGGCTGGTCGCAGCAGCACGCCTGCTCGGTGCCGACGGCACCGTTGCGGAAGATCGGCCCGCCGTTCCACGAGATGAGCGTCATGCCGCCGTCGAGCAAGTGGTGATGCTGTACCACTGCAGCGACACGCACGTAGTGGCATTGGTGTTGCCTGGGTCGATGTTGGACGTGTGGCCCAGCAGCTGAATGGCACCGGCACTAAACCCCGGCAGCGTGGCCAGGTTCAGCCCAGCAATCGACATGCCACACGTTCCTGACGTATTGCCCAGGCTGATCTCAAGCACGCTGTTCGTGCCCATGGCCCGGCCGAACACGACGAACTGCGACACCGAACTGCTGGCCGTGTCGCCCTCAGAAGAACGGCACCAGTTGTAGACACTAGCCGTGGCGGTGCTCCCTACCAACGTCACCGTCTTGTAGGTGCCGGTGGCCCACGAGCCGGTGAACGTGCCGACTCGCAACGAGCGCGGCGTGCCATCCGCCTGGTTGCCGAAGGAGATGCCGCCGCTCTTGCGGTCGCCACTCTCTACGGTGCGAACCGTCTTGGCGATCCGCTCGGCCGCCTGCCGAGTAAACGTCACCCGCTCCGTCGAAGCCGGCTTGCCATCTGGACGCTGTGGCATGGCTAGGACACCTGCACGCTTCGGATGCTGATGGCCGGCTCGGGAGTTGTCGCACTTATTGCCAGATTGATCGTGCCGCTCAGAATCACCGCCGTGTTCGAGGTGACAGCAGACGAGTAGGCCGTGGCCGGCGTGTGGCTCGACAGATGCACGAGGTAGCGATACCGCCTCGGCGTGGCTCCCTGGACGTGTTCTACGGACGTAGGGGCGAAGCCTTGGCCGAAGGTAAGCGTGGCCGTGTGGGCATCGTTGGCGGTGTTCGCCACCGTTGCCAGCGACGTGGCCGTAAACACCCCGGTGCTGGGCGTGAACCACCGCAGCGGCCGGTCGGTGCTGTAGAACGTCGTTCCGTCCGACGTGGCCGATGAAAACACCGGGTACGCCGTGATCCGCAGCGCGGCCGTATTGGCCGTAGCCAGCGACAGCGTGAGCCTGGTGCTCGTGGCGGCCGTGATTGTGATGTTCTGGGTAGGCTGGCTCATGGCTTAGAACGGCGGCGTGCCGAAGTACGTGGAGAAGTCCACCTCGGGGAACACACGACGCACGAGGATGTCGGGGTACTCGTCGTTTCCTTTGATGTCGCCAGAAGTCGTAAGTGGCATGGGCGACGAAGACGGAATGCGTTCTTTTGTCTCGGAATCCAACACGTACGCGCGTTCTTTTTTTCCCGATTTGATGTAGTTCCAGCCGACGTTGGGCAACTGGAGATCCCAGCCAGATCGGCGGTACACGAGCTCGGCCGTCACTTGCCAGTAGCGGATCTCGACTCCGTTGACCACCTCGCTGGCCTGCTGGCCGCTGATGCCCGCACACTGCCACGTATGTGCGGCACCGCCCAGGTAGTTTGATGCGTTGATGCAGTTGGTGACGTTGGCCGCCGTGGCCAGCGGAAACGTGCTGCGGTTGCCCGAGATGCTGGCCCGCACTTCGGACTCCAAGGAAGTCACGTCCTCAAAGAAGTCGTTGGCGGTATTCACGAGTGTTCGCAGATCGGAGTTTCCACTGCCGTTGTAGTAGGTCAGGGCCGGCACCTGGGCACCACCCGTCGAGAACGACCACACATCAGGCCGGGCCAGCGGGTTGGGGTCAAGATCTTCCTGCCGTGGCAACTCGTAACGGTAGGTGATCTCGACGTGATGGCGGTCGAGCTCCGTGAGCGACGCATCAAGCATTCGCAGAAACGAATACTCAGGGTGCAGGTCGCCGTGGACAACGCCCACAGCGTTAATCACTGTCTGCGTTGGTGTCGGCTCATCGACGGTGGCAATCACCTTGGTCTCGGCACTCGGCGACTCGCCGAACCGATGCGAGAAAGTGCGCGGCAGGACTTCACGCCAAGCGAGAACGGCCATGGCTAGTTGAGAATCTCCACGGTGCCGATCTGTCCATTGCGGTTGAGTTGCTGCAACTCACGCAACTGCCGCTCTTGAATCTCAAGGCCACCAGCCTCGCCACCGGGCGGAGCCATCTTCTCCTCGAGCTTCCGAGAAGCGGTGTCGATCGCGGCGTTGAAGTTGGCCTGGAACTGGTTCAGGATGCTCCCGGCAGCCTCGGCAGCGACCTGCTGCTCCAGTTCAATGATTCGTGCCAACTGTTCAGGCGTAAGCGATGCCGGCCGCAACGACTCTGGCACAACGCCAAACTGGCCGCCGGCAGAGACAACTGCCGCTGATTGCTGCTGCTGGTCACGCAGTCGCTGCAGTTCCTTCTCGGCCTCACTGCGGATGTCCAGCCCCAAGATCGGGGCGAACTTCCGCACAAACGCCTCGATAAACTTGGCCAACTGCAGGAACGCATTGCCGGCCAGTTTGATGAAATCCAAAAGGCCGGCGGCGACGTTCTGTGCAATCTGCTGCGGCCCAGCCTGCCTAATCACTCCAAGAAGCTCTTGGGCGATCGCACTAATCGGGCCAGCAAGTTCGCCAAGGATGGACCCTGCGATGCCCTTTATCGTGGCCAGCACGTTGGCAAACGAATCGTTCATCTCATCAATGGCACTGACAGCGTCCTTGCTGACGACTTGCCCTAAAGCAATCGCTTCCTCTCGCATCTTCGTCAGAGCACCAGGGCCAAGCGTGAATAGTTCGCCAAGCTCGATGCCGCCCTTGCCGAAGAACTTCACCGCAGTGGCGGCTCGCTCTGCAGGGTCGGAGATTCGTGAAATAGCATCGACGACGAGCTCAAACTGCCGTTCGGGAGACTGCTTCTTCAAGTCCTCAAAGACGATGCCGAGCGCCTGGAACTTCTTCTGTGCCTTGTCGTCAAGCGTGGCCTGGCCAATGGAGATCGTGAGTTTCTGGATCTGCTTGGCAAACGACTCGACGCTCACGCCTGTCTGGGCGGCCGCCCTGGCGTAAGCCTGCAGGGCCTCAACGCCGACGCCGGTGCGGTTTGCCACGTCATTGAGAGCGTCGAGCTCTTCACCAACACTCAAGGCGAATGAGGCCACGGACGTTACGGCACCAGTGACAGAACTGGCGAGGCCAATAAATGCTTTGGTGGCGGCCTGAATCCCGCCGAGCGCGAGCTTGCCAATCTCAATGTTCTTGAGCGTGCCGAGATCGGCTGACGCCTTCTTCCCAGCCTCACCCATGGAGTCTAGGCGGTCGTTCACGTCAGCGACGGCCTTGGCCAACTGTGCAGTGTTGGCACTAATCTGCATCGCCAGTCCGAGTGCCGTGCTCATGCTACTTGCCGTCTAGGTCGATTTTCATTTGGGCGAGAACGTCCAGCATCTGCGTCTTGTGCTGAGGCGGGCGTTCTACTGGGATAAAGTCTCGCGGCTTCGGTGTCTGACCACGCCTGACGTGCGGGGCAAGAATGGCACTAGCAAGCACTCCCGTCTGTGCCCATTGGTTGTCCAGCGGCTGAAAGTAACGAGCCCAAGCGAGCCACTCAGACAGCTCCCGCGAGTCCATTCGCTGCTCGAGCTCGCCGACGGTCATCTTCAGATGGCCAGCAAGCATGAACAGGAACTGACGCGACGGCCGTGCGCTAAAGCTCGCCGGCTAGTTCGACTACGTCCGCCTCCGTGAGTTTGTTGTGCTTCTGTGCTACGTCGAACAGTTCGCCCATGACGGCACCGTCAAGCGCCGCCACCTCTGCGATTTCGTCGTCCTTCCAGATTCGCACGCCGTCTTGGTCGCACAGCGTTCGCACCAAGTAGAAGGCCCGGAAGTTTTGGAACTTGCCGACAGCCTTTTGCCGTATATCTACCCAAGCAAGCTCCCAATCGTCTCGTTCGCCAACGGTCAGCACTCGCACGTACACGTCGAGACTCCACTCCTTGACATGAACCTTGAGAGGCTTGCGAACACTTGCGGCCTTGATTTGTTCCTTGAGTCCCATGTCAGTCGTCCAATAGCTTGAGGGTGACGGTGTAGCGAGTGACGCCGTTGAGCTCGGAGTCAACGGCTAACGACTCCCATACTGCCGGGGTTGTCAATGTTTGGCCGCCGCCGGCAATCGACAGAGTGGCACGAGTGCCGTAGTTGGACGTGCCCGTGTTGGCCGAGCCAAGGCACGTCACGGTGCATGAGCCAGCGTCGTCCGTCCACGGAACTGTTCGGCCTTTGCTCGGGCCGCCGCCGTACGTCCACGAAAGCCCAGTCACTTCAGCGAACGTAATGGCGTTCCAGGTGACTGTGATGCCGTTTGAGTAGGTCGCCACGGAAAGTCTCCCGTGTGACTACGGCACCTGGAAAGACGCTGACCCACGGGCCGCATCGTTCACGGTCAGCGTGATACTGGACGACTTACAAGTTGCATTCACGGACAGAGAAATGCCGCCCGTGATCGCAAGCAGTCCCGTTTGCCCCTGTGCGATCGGAGTGCCGCTAGAGGCCAGGTACTCCATCGTGACTTCCTTGCCCGTGTCGCCAGCCGAGCCCTTCAGCGGGCGGGCCAGCGTCAGGACCGTCGCTCCAGTGGTCTGGGCAAGGTGCGAAACGTCGATCTGGTCAGTGGCCGCATTGTCGGTGATGGAATACGTGATGCTGGTGACGGTGTACGTCGCACCGGCAAAGACAAAGTTGGTTCCGGTCGAGTCGTGCGGCGTGTATGGCATCTTATTCCTCGCTCCACCAGCAGTCGTATCGCTGCGTGATTTGGTACACCGGCGGCAGGTCCGATCCGGTCAACGTCACAAAGTCGTCGGATTCGTCCTCGAGCGACGTTTGCTTTACATCTGTATTGTTCGCCGAACCGCCGTACCCATCCAGAACAGACCGCACGGCGTCAGCCGCCAGCCGGGCTTCCTCGTACGTGGTCCCGTAGATCGAAAACTCAATCGTGACCCGTGGCATTCCCGCTGGGCTGGCTAACGTCTGCTCCCGTTGCACGCCGGCTCGCCGCCAAGTCACGAGCGGCAGCGTGGCCGAAGACGGGGCCAGCACAGGGTAAACACGCTTGCCGATGAGAATGGCGGCTTGCGGGCTTCGCGCCAGAGCCGACGACAGAACGTATTCGGGTGATCGGAAAATCATTGGCGTGCTCGGCTAGGCGGAAAGTCCTTTGCCAAGTCCTTCTGGGCGTTTATGAGCGACTTGGTCATTTCAATCGCCAAGAGCGACCGCATTGCAGGCAGCGAAGTCCTGTAAGCGGTTTTGACGGGCGGCTGGCCCTTGCTTCCACCAACAGGCATCTCCCTGACGCTCAGCACCTCGCCTTTAGGGGCCTTTTTAAAGAACGCCTTCGGATACTTAGGCGACGTGTTAACTCGCACCACGCCTGCGTACTTGCCCCGCTTGGCTACCCGGGCGACCTTAAACGGCCCCAGCCTCTTGAAACTCGACGCTATTGATGCACCGCCTCGGCGAGAAGACGTGCGAATGATTCGTTCTTTCGTGCCGAACTCCAGAAACCCGGCGTGAAAAGCACGGTCTTTGCCTTTCTTCACCGAGCCGCCACGAGCCGAAGCAGACTTTCCGCTTCCTGCGGCCACGAAGCCAACCAGGCCGACGGCATTCCCTCTGCGATAAGTCTTGACCTTGCTGGCAATCGCTCTGGCAAGGTTCCCGGTCGGCCCTCGCTTTACGTTGCCCCGCAGGGCACTCAGCCCAGGAGCAAGCGACCTACGGATGGCCGCTCCCATGTGTTTTCTTGCCAAGCTAGGGGCGAACGACCGAAACGCCTGCTGTAGCTGGCGGAGCTCGGGAAACCCTACGCTCATTTCGATTCCGCTCACGATGTCACCTCTTCGCAAATGGCGACATGCTCTGACCGGTTGGCGTACTCAAGCAGGCTGACGATCTGCAGCACACGGCCACGCCACAGAAAACGCATGTTCTGCGTCATTCCTGACAGGTAACGGATGCGGACACGGTGCGTGATCGTCACGTCCTGCTGACCAGCCGCCAATGCCTCGCGGGCCGA